TATTTCCATATCCAAATATAGCTTTTTGTGTTCCCGATGCAACAATAAGATCACTATACACTTTCCTCATCTTCATTGTACTTGTTGCCGGTGCAACTGTGAACGGAGTTGTTGATGAAACTGTGGCAGAGTTGTTATTTGTAATAGTAAAATTATTTGTGCTGCCATCAACAATTGTAGCAGCATTACATGTAAGCAGTGATGTATTAGCAATTGCGGTGAGAGGAGCGGTTGGTGCTGTAAACGACGCTGTGTAAAGAGCGGTTCCATTGATGACACGAACATTACTGATATAACCACTCAAAAATTGGCCTGGGTTACTTGTAGCACCAATTGTTATTGCATTTGTTGCATAATATACACTTAAAGAAGTTGAAGTAGATACAACTGATATACCATTTAGATACAAATTAAACGCGCTTCCATTTCTTACAAGTGCAAGATGGGACCAAGTATTTAATGGTATAGCATTGGCTGAAATATAATCGCCTATTACACCAGATCCGTTATTTGATATTAAAAATCTTGCATAACGATTGGCATCATTACTTGTTAATATTATCCAAGATAAAGTCGTGCCGCCGACGAGGCCGCTCCATTGCCCCACAATAGTTTGTTGCGCATTAGAATTTGTTAAATAAACCCATGCTTCCGCAGTAAAATTATTTGTTGATAAATTAAATGCCGCATTATTAGCAACACTCAAATACTGACTACTTCCATTAAACTGCACACTATTTCCAGTTGGTGTCGCAGTTCCACTATTATTTCTATTTATAAATTTTATCGGAGATACTTGAGAGTATATATAACTCATTGGCGAAGTAGATATATTGCTAGAAGAAGTATCTTTTACAGACGCAAATATTCCATTTCCATAAGCTATATGATTTGTTAAATTGCTGTTTGCCGGTGGACCTGAAGAAATTGTTGTCCAATTAATACCATCTGTGGAGTATGCCGGTGAATCTCCAGCAATCACAAAATATCCATCTCCATATGTAACACCAGACCCAGATCTTCCAGATATACTTGACCATGTAGCTCCATTATCTGTAGATCTTGCTGCATGACCACTTCCGACAGCAACCCAAACACCATTTCCATAAGCAGAAGATTTCCAACTAGTAGACGCTGGTAATGTTCTTTCAGTCCAATTTATTCCATCGCTAGAAGTAAAACATAATGTAGTATTGCCACTACTGCCGGAACTACAAACTAATACAAATGTTCCTCCACCAAAAGAAATAGTGTTAGTGATACCAAAGCTGTTATATATTACATCCGAATCACGAGCTGTCCACGTTGATCCGTCGGTAGATGTAAAAATTCTTTTATCTGAACTTCTTGAATCACAAATTATTACCCAAACGCTATTTCCATAAGCAACGCCCCGTCTATAATTATTTGCAGGTTGATATAAATTAGTCCACGATACACCATCATTTGAAGATGTATATAAAACACCGGTGTTTCCGGTACCGCCCGTAACTGCTACCCACAATCCGTTTCCATATGCTACACCTCTTACGCCACTACTAGTATTTATTTTATACTCCCAAGTATTGGCATTTGATGATCTAGCAATAAAACCGTCCCCCGTCGCAACAAAATAACCATTGCCGTATGATATAGCATAATTATTTAATGCATAATTGAAACCGGTGGTCCAAGATCCTGGACCGGCTGGATTTGCTTGACCGGTATTATTTCCATTTAAATATTTTATTGGCATATACTTTTATGAGAATATCAACTTTTTCATTTGTTCTACTGTGATTGGTTCATCTTCGCGAATGCGAATTATCTTATGTCCTTTATCAGCAGCCATTTTATTTTTTAGCTCATCCACTCTCATACTCTTTTTCTGAAATATATATTTTGCATCTTCAGCAGTTTTTGGATGCCAAAATGCTCCATCAAATTCAAATAAAATATTTTCATCTGGTAAATAAGCATCATAAAATCTATTACCCATTGGATATTGATGAACATAATATACTCCAATTTCATCAAGCATATTATAATACTTGATTTCCAATGAAGTAAAATTGGTTTGTGGCTTTAATGTTTTTTTCACACCAACATACTTTAGTCGTCGTCTTTCACTCTTGGACATTACCATATCTAATATAGAAAAAGGTTTCATTTTTTTAACCAATATAAATTCCAAGTGGCACTTTTTGTAGAGTGGATTGTAGTTGTTGCGATTCGGCTTCACGCATTTCCATTTGAGCCTTGCGACCTGTTGCTTCTAAATTCTCTCTCAACTGTGTAATCAAATCTGTTTTTTCAGCAGATGCTTCTTGACGCAGTTCAGCACCATCCAATGTAACTTCTGCACCTGGTATTGGAATAGTTGAATATTTTTGACGAATACTGCCCAATAGTTCTTTGCACAATGCTAAAAAGTATTTGCGTATCCATTGTTTGCCAACACTATTGATGCCGCTGTATGGAATATTATTGTATGGAACATTGCTATAATCTCCAATGGTATTGGAAGAAACATAAGAACCGCTTGCATTATAGAATGAACCAGAATTATAAATACCTTGACTATCTCTGTCTTTAACAAGCAGATACTCAAAATACATCTTGTAGTTATAAGTTGGAATTGGAAATATCTTTACTTTGTTATTAACCAATTCAAAGCTATATCCAGATTTACGAACCAAATCATTGAACTCAATTGCTTGCATACGCAACAAATCTTCAAATATTGGTGTCATCAAAAATTGAGTAGCGGGCGAATAACCAGCAAATCCCATTTCATTTAATACATTGCTATAGCTCATGCCTGTCATACTGAATGGATCATATATACGAGCAGATGCGGGTGGCATATTATGAAAAATTCTACGAATTTCAATTCTATCAAAACTTTCACTTACATCTCCCCACAAATCTTGCAGGTCATATGATTGTTGTCCTTGTTGCACATCAACATATCCTTTTTTCCAATCAACATTTCCACCCACACCAAATTCTGTACCATATCCACTGGCCAATTTTATAAGTTGCGGCAATCCACTGCCAGCCACATTTGTTTGAGTAAGATTTATATTGGCAGAAGTTCCTTGTAGCACACCAATATTATTACGAATATTAAATTGATTTACTTGTGCGCCATATTCATTCACAGCTTCTTCAAAGCAAGCATAAAAATTTACATCTATCATTTCAATATCAACAATAGGATAGCCCAAACGAGTTGCTGCCCATCTGGCAGCATTTGGTGCTTCTACTTTGAACTGCAAATCGGTTTCATAAAAACCAAATGGAGTGCTTCCGGTTGTGATCAAAGAACCAGAACCGGGCCAGCGTACTCGGTCAGAATCAATATTATAATTTATACTTGTGTCGGGCATTTTATATAAATATGAATCTGTTCGGATTTACATCGGTATATTTATTATACGCATAGAATAAATGTTTCATAGATACTTATAATATATATGCGTATAATAAAACTGAAAGATCTGTTACATGAACAAAAACTCATTGAAGCCGTGGCAGATTTACCGCCAGTCAAACTTGTTGCACCCCCAGCACAACATGCATATGCACAGCCAGCGGGGGATGGTGCAGGAAAGCCATATACACAGCATAATATTGATTTCAGTGACACTGGTGACACAAATAACCTAACAACTCGTGCTGTGAATGTAATCAAGCAATTTGAGAACAACATCAACAATCCAAGTGGTGGATATAACAAGGCTAAAAAATTATGGTTTCCACATAAAAGTGTTGAAGGTGGTAGTGACACAATTGCTTATGGGCACAAAATTCAACCAAATGAAGATTTTAGCAAAGGTATAACTGACGATGATGCATTGAAATTACTTGAAAAAGACGCAGGTAAAAAGATTAATGTTGCTAAAAAACACATAGAAAAATTTGATAGTATGCCATTGACCGTAAGAATTGCCACAATCAATGCATTATATCGCGGTGATATGGGACCAAAAACCATGAAATTGCTATCACAAAATAAATTTGCAGAAGCTGGTAAAGAATATCTAAACCACGGTGAATATCGCAGCACGAAAAATCGCGGTGTAAAAAAACGCATGGATTGGAATGCAGCAGTGTTTAGAGCCGCTGGTTAAAATTATTTCTTTGTTAAACTAGACCAATCTTTTTGATCTGCTTTTAAACCTTCCAATTCAGTTTGTTGTTTTTCTGACAATTTTGGATTGAAATCTATTCCAGTCTTGACTTCTATCTCTGATATGGATACAATATATTTATGAAGGTCTTCAACGGGCAGTGGAGCATTGGGAAACATAAACGCAATAGCTTTGTTTGACTTTGCATCTACAATAACTTTCCACATATAATCTGGAATACCAACTTTGTTATTACCAATTTCTTTATATCCTTTGTTATAAAATGTGCCAGTAATTACATAAACATCTTTGCCTTCAATTACCCAGTTTCTGACAGCAGTTTCCAATTGTTTCCAAATTCCTCTGTTATGATTTGGAACTTGCGGAACCATATTAGAAAGAAAGAAACTTTCACTCATAACATCATCATTTTGAGTATTGTCTCCGGCAGGCACAAGATGACCACGATCAAATGGATTTCCAGCATAATCAGATAATAATGATTGATGTTGTTTTGCTATTTCTGGATCTGGACGAAAATCATCTTTACGTTTTGATTTTCCATTAATCTTTTCAAGTGTTGGATGTTCCACAACATACTCAGCTGTTTTGGTATCATAACGATAATGAATAGCATAATTCTTTTTGATTATATACTGAGTATCTTTTACAATTTTACTGATTGGTGCGCCGTTCACAACAAATTGAGATGCTTTATCATCAATTGGATTGGCGACCAAAGCAGTAACCAATGTTAACAAACACAATGAATAGTAATATATTTTCTTCATAAGCATGATATAATATATATTATATATATGAACAAAGTTATGTTATGATATATTCATTTCGTATTTTAAGTGACCACAATCCCATATACGATCATATCTTAATTTTCTCATTATTTCCGGTTCTGTCATGGACTCTGGCAATCCATATTTTTTTACCAATTTTGACTTTGTAAAGTTGTAGCGGTGCAATCTATTTTTATATTTTTGCATATAAAAATAATTTGGTTTTGTTTCAGATACAAACTCAAATTTATTTTTTTCATATACATTATTTATTTTTGACGACCATCTGCGATCTGCATATGTGATAATCTTTTTTGGATTATTAGTTTTTATAAAATGTGATAATAATTTACTAAATCCGCCGCGAACATTGTGTCCATTTAAATTACAGAATCTAACAAGTTCCCAAGTATCATTTTCATATTTTTTTATACCCAATGCTACTCTGGGTTTTGAAAACGTCATAACAGATACAAGTATATCAGCATCGAATAATCCTGTCATAATATTAGATTTATCATTTCCTTGTAGATGATTGATATTAAGAAACTCTGACTTTTGTTTGCTGGATATATTTTCAATCTTTAAGTCTCTGGCATTCAATTTTTTAATATATATTCCAAACAGATTATTCAGTCTATTTTTTACTATAGTTGGTTTATCTCGCCACTCATCTTCAAATATTTGAATAAGTTTTATTCCATTTTTTTCCGACGCATTTGTTTTAAATAAATGATAATCTTTCATTCTTCCTCCCGCCATTTCTGAATGAAAATACAATCCGTTATATTCAATGCCTATCTTTTTATCTTCACAGTATATATCAAGTTCAATATTATTTAATATTTTTTTGGTATTATATAAAAATTTTGACTGTGGTGAAATGGTTGATAAATAATCGCGAATCTCTCGCTCGGCTTTTGATGAACTGTCAAATTCTATCTCAGATAAATTTTTAGAAAATTCTTTTTTTGTATTCTCTGAAACCAATTCACCATATTTTTCTTTATATTCTTCACACGTTATATCATGTTTTTTTAAATGCGAGTTTGTAATTTCTTTCAATTTTTCATCGCAAATTTTACAAGATATATGATTGCTGTCTGAACAATTTATATGATCAAATCTTGTTACTGAATTTTGAAATGTTTTCCATAACCGTTTATAATCTGGATATTCTTCTATAACATTTGAAATTGTTTTATTGTGCGAAGATATGTGTCGAGTGAACACTCCACTCACATTATTAAAATCTTTACTGGTCCAATCACAATATGGACAATTCAACAATGGTTTAGCTTCAATAATCTCTGTATCAAAATGTTGAACATAATTTTCAACAGAAATTCCTTTCTTGATTAAATAACGAGTTATTATACCGGATTTGTTATTTATATCTTTTGTTTTCCAACCATCCAATTTGGATACAAGTATTTTTGTTTCATCGTTTTTCAATAATGATACTCTTCGACAATTGTATGTTTTGTCCGAAAACTTACAAGTATTTGAACAATAATTTTTTTGTCGCTTCAACAATGGTTTGGTACATATAATGCAATTCATATTTTACTCCTTGATGTGGAATAATTATTCACACAAACAGAAAAAACGCAAAATAAATAAACAAAAAAAGACCGCCCTTTCGGGCGGTCTTTTTATAAAATCTCTGTTTAAGAGATGAACTATTATACTTCGTCCAAGTTGCCGATGACGATTTTGCCAAAAAACTCCGGGCGGAGCATCTTCTTGGCATAACGTGTCATTACGCCACGACGTGGAGTAAAGTTCACTGGGTCATACACCAACGGTGTTTGAATCAGTGGGATATATGGAGCGTATACAGCGCCGGTTTCTAGGAAGTTTGTTCCACGGAAACCTACCAACATAACATTGTCTGTCATGTATGGGTTCTTGTATACTGTCCAACGATTGCTCAGAGCGCCAACTTTGGCAACGCCCATTGCGAACTTGGCTTGGTCGCCGTCCGTGTTGGTGCTGAAGCCTGGAATGGATTCAATGATTGTTGCTACGTCTGGGGAGCAAACTAGGAAGTTTGCACCACCACGCAGTGTCAATTGGTGAATCTTGTTCGAGACCTTTTGGATCTTGTTGCCCAAGGTTTGGAACCATGTGCTCTTGACATATGCAGTGCGATTTGCGGCTGTGTCTTGAAAGATTCCGGCGGATGCATTGTATTCAGAACCGACTCGGGCTGACCAGAATTCGGTTGTAGCAGCTGGAGCAGCTGTGACCAACATGTCCAAGATTTCCAAATCAATTTCCATCGAAACGTATTCAGACAACAGAGCAGTTAGCTCGGCTTCTGCGTCGATGGAGTGATATGCGTTCAAATCTTGAGCCAATTCTGGTGTCCAGACGGCTTTCAACTTGCGGGTCTTGGCAACAATAGCTTCGCTCTTCAGTTCCAGATTGACTTCTGGAATACCAATGTCGTTTGCTACGCCAGTGCCGTTTGGCAATCCAGCACCTTGATCTTCAAAGTCACCACGGGAGGTGGCTTCTGGTTGCTTGTGGTAAGCAACTAGGACTGAAGGAGTGGCACTGATAGCAGAACCAGAAACAACGAATGTTACGATGTCGGTAGCTGTGTCAACAGTTGTGAATGCTGGGTAGAAATCAACGATTCCGGAACCGGAAACGGTGAAAGCGCGGATGCCTGTTGCATCGTAGCCTGTACCGGTCAAGTCGGCGGTGATACGCATGATTTTTCCATCAGAAACGGAAGCAGAAAGTTCTGGAACGAACTTTGCATTCAACCAAGAACCGGTTGTGGACGTGCCAGTAACGGTTGTTGTTTGATCATTCATGGTATAACCGAAACGACCTTGGCCATATAGACCATTGGTGGCGCTGTCAGTTGAACCTAGTTTTGTACCTGTACCGCCGAACAGCGATTGACCGCTGAAGCTTGGTTTACCGGCTTGGTTGGAACCATATTTGAAGTCCAGATAGAATACCAGACCAGAAGGAAGATTCATCGGTTGAACCGAGACGAATTCCTTGGCTGCGATTTCGGCGAATACGCGACGAACCAATGGTAGAGCAACGCCCGCCCATTGTTCGGAATTGGCGGAGGTACCTGTGCGGGTAGCTTCGTCAATTAGTTGCTTTGCTTGATTTTCCAAAAGGATGGACATGTGTGACTTTTCCATGTCGCTCTTCATGCCTTCTAGAAGACCTGTTTTTTCCCATTTGGTCATTAGACCACGGGTTTGAGACATTAGTTGAACCATTGGGTTCGATGTCTCGCTTAGTAGTGATTTGATGTCTGACATAATAATTTCCTATATTTAGGTGTTGATTGTTTTTACTTACTTACTGCGAATACCGGCCAATTTCTTAAAGCGGTTTGCCATTTCGGCTCCTTCTGTAAGAACAGCGGCTTTTGTCGGTCTTGTTGATGCAACTGGCTTGGAGGCGAGTCCTTCGGTGATGGATCTAACAGTTTGAGAAACAACCTTTTTATTGGTTGGTGCTGCAACAACTGTCTTTTTTCCACCGAAATTAAATGATTCGGCCAACGTAGCGTAAACAAGTTTGGCTTCACGAACCGATTTCGTGAGGTCAAATGACTCGATTACTTTTAGTTTTTGCTCATTGTTTAGGCTGGCTTGTTTGAACAACTTGTTCGTATACAACAGCTTGGCATTGAGCAGGTTAACTTCATTGATGCGGTCCCGTAGATAAACGACTGCGCTACGGTATTCTGCTAGTTCCTTCTTCAACGAAATATTTTCTTTGACGGTTTCTTTTTTCTCGTCTTCTTTGTCCTCAGATTCGTCATCTTCGGATTTACCAGCTTTTTTAGCTTGGTACTTTTTGAGGTCTTCAATGCCTTCTTCGAAGATTTCTTCTTCGTCGTCGTCCGTTTCGGAAAGAAGTTCATCAAGATCAATTATTTCTTCGGATTCTGTTTCGGAGATTTCTGGAGAGGTGTCTTCTTCAGATCCCATGCTGCCCATATCTTCCATGCCACCAACTTCATTCAGTCCGTCTTCTAATTCTTTTAGGATTTCATCCAAAGAAGTTTCATCAACTTCCTCGTTTTCCTTCAAGGCTGCTGTGTCATTATCATATCCACCCTTGGATACTTCATTTCCTTGACCTTGTGGGTCATTGGTCTTGTGACCATTTGTGGTCTTGGTATAGTCAGAAGAAGCCTTGGCTGTTTTCTTGGCAGCTGATAAAGAACCCTTGGTTCCGCCGATTGCGGCTCCAACCGATTTTACCATCTTCTTACCTGGATCTTCTGTGTTGTGACCCTTGGTGGTCTTCTTGTAATCACCAGAAGCTTTTTCACCTTCGGTCATATATCCGTCATCTTCAATATTTATTTCAGACAGCTCATCTTCGCCACCCATATCGTCGGTTGGCAATGGAGCTTCTGGTGCTGGAGCAGCTTCGCCACCCATATCATCGGTTGGCAATGGAGCTTCTGGTGCAGCCATTTCTTCGCCACCCATATCGTCCATTGGCAATGCAGCTTCTGGAGCTGGAGCTTCTGGAGCTTCTGGTGCTTCTGGTGCTGGAGCTTCTGGTGCTGGAGCGACTTCTTCTTCGCCTTCAACTTCGGCACGCAGCTTTTCAGACAACATGCTTTGTAGTTTTGGAGCAAAGTGCTCTTCGAGAGCAGCTTTTGCGTTTGATAGAGCAGTGGCGCGAACGGCTTTGGCGTCTGCGATTGCTTGTTTTAATAGATCTGACATAATAGTTTTATCCTTTTTGGTTGATGAAACTATTAGAGTTTCAAATTAAATTTTGAACTGCCTCGCACTAAATAATAGTGCATTTTATAATAAATAAATATATACACACTTACAAAAAACGTAAAAATATATAATATTATTTACTTTTTCGCAATTTTGCTGATTGCTGGACCAGTACCTTCGTTCAAATCTTTGATTTCAAAATAACGACCCAATACATGTCCACCATCTTCATACAATGCTTCCATGCGTTGTTGAACTGTGTGTGCTTCTTTGGCAAGTTTGTTGAATTCTTCACTAACACGACGCAAATCTTTCATGTTACGCGATACAGTGTTTTTATCGAACCAATCTTCGCCAGTTTCACTGAGAGTAAATTTTTCAGCAGCTTCTGTAATCTTGCTTAATGTATGAGCAATTTCCATCAAATTACCTTCTGGTGGACGACGCAAAAGATTTCCATATTCGTTATAACGGCCAATGGAATCAAGTGCAGATTTCTTTTCTTCATTGGTCCATTCTTTTTCTTGAGCATTGTTGGTAGGTTGGTCAATACCTTCAATCAGAGGTCTTAGTTTAAGTATTTTCATAAAAATTATTAAGCTGATGGTTCTTCTTCAGTTTCTTCTGGTTGTTTGGTTGCCATTGTTTTCATGGAAGACAACAGTTCTGGAAAACCTGGAATCACTCTATATGATGCAGTTTCTTCACTGAATGCATTGATGTCTTGTGGTGTGGCTATTTTTAGTTTTTGTACCATTTCACCAGCCAGTGCGTCAATTGTATTGGTTTTGAAAGCATGATCTAGAATTTTTCCCAATAGAAATTGTGTACCAGAATTGGAACCAAGTTTTATATAAGAATGTTTTTTGATTTCTTTTTCGGCTTGATCTTTTTCAGCCTTGGCTTTTTCCAGTTCTGCTTTTGCTTCGGCAGCGTCAGCCTGCGCTTCTTCGGAATCTTCTTCTGCACCGGCACCTTCTTCATCGCCAAGTCCTGCGGTTGGGTCAGTACCAGCGTCTTCTTTACCACCATCGGGCGGTGCACCAGCACCTGCATCTTTACCATCTTGTTTTGCTTTTGGTTCATTGGTTGGTTCTTCATCTTTGCCTCCTAGTGGTGGTAATCCGCCAGCATCTTTTTCTTCACCAGCATCATCTGCTGGCTTCTTTTTTTCGTCTGCTTCTTTTTTCAAAGTTTTCTTTGCAACTTTTTTATTTTTCTTGGCTTCTTCAATAACATTCCAATCAACGCCTGTTATACGACCTTGAGTAGCTTTTTGAGATATACCAGAGATAAGTTGTTTTAGAAATGGATTTGTGATTTTGTTGCTCATATTGTTATAAATATATATCAATTTATGTAAATTGTGTAAAATTAGTTTCTTGGTTCCCAATAACGACCTTTTCCAAATATTCTTTCAGCCGCAGAAACTGCACTGGTATAGTCTCTACCAATTTTATGTTTGATTCCCCATTTTCCGCTATTGGTTTTAGTCAAACCATATTGTGTAGCAATTGATTCTTTACCAGACGGAACATTGAAGAACGTAATACCAGCCATCTTTGGTTTGTTGGAGTATTGTCCTCTTTCTTCTCTGTCTTCTCTGTCATATACAGAACTGCCAAGTTTTTCTTCGTCACCTTCTTGCATATACAATTGATCATCTTGAATTTTTTCATGAACCAATTCATTATTTTGAGCATCCAACTCTTCAATTTCTTTATCGCTGAGTGGTGTACCGTCCATATAATTTGCAGCAGAAATATAAGCATCAGAAAAATCTGGATAATCTCTACGATCAACTCCTTCAATTTCAATTGATTTTTCATCAACTTCTTTGCCATTTAGCATAAGAGGTGTTGATTTATTTTCTTTGATTATCTTCTTTGCGATGTTGGAAAGATTGCGACCTTCATACATGTCATCTCCATCTCCATATTTCTTTTCTAAAACATCAACGACTTTATAGAACAAATTTTCTTGTTTTTTGTTTCCCATTGAATTCCAAAATGCTTGAAGCTTTTTGTTTTTTGGATCGTTTATGACAAATTCCTCGAAGTCATCATAAGATATGTTTTCTGGAGAATCTATATCAACATAGTTCATCCAATCTTCTGCTTTTTTTGCAAGAGATTTTATCAACTTGGCTTCATTACCACCAGCAGGAGCCTTGGTTGGAGTTGCCGTTTTTGATGAAAGTTTGTAATTTACTGGAGTTGGTTGGTCGTCACCATAATAATCTGGGTCTGCTTTCAGTGCTTTATTATACAAATATGTTGACACCATATCATGTATTTCGTTCTTCTGCTTGCTGCTCAACTTGTTCCAAAAATTTAGAATCTTCTTGTTGTTGGAATCTTCAATTGCAGATTGTAGACCGGAAATATCAATGTCGTGTGCAGCATCAAGACCAATCATATCTTGGTACTTGGTGGCTTCTCTAGCAAGATATTGCACAATCTTTTTGATTGCTGTTTCGTTTGGTATTGTTGCTTCGTTCATAATTTTTTAGCGAGTTTCTGATAATATATCACGAATGATATTTTCAATTTTTAGATATTTGTTGATGTCTTTGCGATCTTGATTGCCGCCAATCAATTGTTTTTCACGATTGATGCCTTCGGCAAGATTCATATAAGCACCGCGTGTGCTTGGTGAAGATACAAGGTCAAAACACAACAGTTCAAAGTCATCTTGTACTTCAACGGTGTTTTCATTCACATTGCGAACACTTCCCAAACCACGGCTGCTAATACCAATACGAATATTGTTTCTAATCAAATCTCTTGCAATATTACCACTTGGTGTAGTTAGAATTTCAAAAGTACCAACCACAGTATCATCTTCCCAGTGACATTCTGTGACATTGTGACATACATTCTTTAGATTGATGATACTGGATTCTGGATGATCAAGTTCACCCAGAGCACGACGTTCTTTGATTATTTGTTGATATTTTTCAACTTCACGCTCTAATACTTCACGCGGATATACACGACCATTGTGATTCTTTTCACCGGCTTTTTGTAATGGACCTTTTAGAACTAATGGACCACCAGTATTTGCTTTTGCTTCTGTAAGCATCTGCGGAGTAATATCAAATGGTATAAAATCTACTAATAGTTGTTTGCTCATATTATTTGCTTGGTACAATGTTTCGTTTAGAATTCATACCCATAACTTGTGGATATTGAATGCCACCAACTTGACCGCGAGTCAAACTTGCTGGAGCTTGTGATTTTGCTTGAGTAGCATCATTTACTTGTATTTGTGAATCATCCAAATAATATTCATTTTCTGATTCATTGCCTTCTTTTCCGATGAATACAATATAATATTTGTCTTTCATATAACGAACTTCAATGTTATTGACAGAAACGTTATATTCTTTTTCAATTTGACCAACACTGCCTTTGGATGCTTTTACAACTGCATTCTTTTTTAGAAATGATTTCTTTAGTTCATCGGCCAGTTTTTTTACAGCAGCATCTTCTTGAGTTTCCAATGATGTCTTGAAGTTCTTGAATTGATTAGAAATGTCAATCATTTTGGCATTTGGTGTAGCAGGAGGCGTGATTGCATTTGGCTCACGGCCCGGTGCTTGTGGAGCAGCAGCCGATGGATTATTATCCCACGTGCCTTCTTTGATAATCTTTTTAGCAATGTCTGTTAGATTCATAAATTTTATTATTTTCCCATTCTGTTGATTCTTTTGGCTATTTCTTTCAATCGACCATGAATTTCTTTCATGTCTGGTTGAGTACGTGCCCACAAACTTTCTGTTTTTACATTTGTTTCGGTTTTTAGTCTTTCACAGATGTTTAGTAGATATTCAACTTCACCAAGCATCTTCTTTGCTTGATTGATGCCATATGAAATTTTGGCATGATTTTTCATCATGTCACTATCTTTAAAATTACGATAGCGGCTGCGACCTTCCATGATACCAATATCACGACGCAGTGTTAGTGTTTCACCTTCGCCAACTGTTGTATCATCTGTGTCTTCTTTGCCTACAACTTTTCCACCTGGCATACTACGTTCTGCTGATTTCTTTTTGCTTTTATGACCACGAAATGCTGCGGGAGTTTGATAACCAGCAACGGCACCTGTTGATGTCATTTCTTCAATGACTTCTTCAACAAGCTCGCGAAGTATTTCTTTGGTGTCTTTCATATTTTATTTTCCAATATATCCAACAAATGCATGATCTGATGGAGCATTGTTTACAATATACCAAGCTGATGTGTCTGAAACCTTGATTCCCATCTCTCTAACATCTTCTCCTTGCATTAGCGTAGCTTTTGTCCAATTATTTGCCATTGATATATCGCATCCACCATCTTTGACAAGTTTATACGGCTTTAAACTATACAACTCTTTAGAATCAACAAAATAGATGTATTTTCCAACAACCTTTTGTGGCTGTGTGGATTCATAATCATTTATTGTTTCTCTGATCAGTTGTTTTAGTTGATATTTTGTCATATTATTGTGTTTATTTTTACATCCATCTCGATGTTTGACTGGAGTGTATCTTGTATGGTTCGTGCGGAGGATAACGGAACATCGTTCCCCCGCCGTCTATTTCTACAGAGGCGGCCTTTGGACCGGCTTTAAGATTTACTTCGACCGCAGAACCAAGTTCTTTGGTAGCGGCTTGATTAAGATCTTGTTGCAATTTCTTTATCGTTGCTTGGGTTTGCTTAATCTTGGATTGAAGTGTTGGCGACAACTCATTCATATTTTTGTATCCATCTGTCACTTCTTCAATTGTTTCTCTGATTAGTTGTTTTAGTTGATATTTTGTCATATTATTGTGTTTGAATTCCGTTTTTTTCCAATAGTTCGACAACATCTTCAATATCAATGCCACCGGGAACCATTATCATTAAATTTATATCTGCCCAATTTTTCCTATCCCGTCTGTTAGCACGAACCGAATCGTCGTTTAGATATGGATCGGTCAATCCATTCTTTTTGTTCTTGGATAAATTTTGAATTATTTCAAATGCTTTTTTAGCATGAACCTTGGGAACAGCTATACTATACCCTTCCGGACCTGGTTTCCGTGGAATATACGGCATCATTTCTGATATCACTTCATTGATTAGTTGTTTCAGTTCCGATTTTGTCATATGTTTTATTTTAGATTCTTTAGTTCTTTTACAAGTTCATAGCTCAACATGAGTGCCATGATTTGATTTTCTCTGACCAAGGTACCCTTGGATATCTTGTCCAATTGATTCAATGTTTCATCAAGTTTGATGCGAACAACATCATTATTCACATATGATTTGAGTTCATTGATTTCTTTGCGAACAATCGGAACTTCATTATTGATATATTGACGCAACGAGTTTGTGTTGCTGATATTATTGATATATTCACGAATAAGTACCTTTTGCTTATCATCCAATCCTTTATATTTTTCATTGAACGAATCAACAAGCAACTTATAAGCAAGCAAACGAACATCTTCATTTTGTTGCTGATATACTTTGACCAAATCTTTCTTTTCATCTTCACTAACCAAACGAGTTGGTGTCTTGGCAGCAGCAATGCTTTCTACAATACATGTGCGTGCTTTAAAAATTTCACGAGGATCGCAATCAACTGAATTTACACTTTCTTCAAATACTTTATAAATACTAGCAAGCAATTTGTAGTTTGAAATACTACCTTTGAGAAAATCATCCAATGGATAGTTTTCGCGAATTTCTTTGATTAAATTATACTTCTGTAGATTTAATGCACGTTCATCCAATTTTTTGCGAGTGCGAATAATTTGTTCAAGTAATCTATCAGCAGAAGTTTGATCCTTGGTTCTGTCTTCCATGATAATACGATATAATCTATTTTCTCTACCAAGTTCAGTAGATTCTGAAAAATAATCACGCAATATTGCATTGGCTTTTGAATCCTCTTGACCATTAAGAATGTCGGCGGTTACTTGACGCACCAACAGTTCAAATAGTATTCCAGCATTCTTATACTTAGAGTGTTTCAGCTTCTTCATACGGTTTTATTATTTATAAATATGTGTGTGGGTGATAAAAACTCATATTTTAGAGTGGTTTATCATCATCAATTATATTAGACTCATCCATAATAGATTTTTCTTCGGTTATTATTTTCTTATTTTTATTATTATACTTGTCCATCAACGACTTTTTTATACTTTTAAGATCTTCGTCCATGCTCCCTAACGGAGAACCTCTGTATATATGAGTCGTTCTGCGGTCTGACTTAGACTTTTCTTTATTTTGTCCGTTGCCAAGAATATCTTCTCCGCGTGTTTTTGTGAATGTATCGCTATATTCTTCTTTTTTGCCGTCTTGACTTGGACGAATGCCACGCTCTCTTTCTTTGCGAGTCTCTTCATCAAGAACTGGCTCGTTTGCGTTCTTTTCTTCTTCCAACGGTGGCAAACCACCGGTTTCATCACCGCCACCAGCGTCTTCGCCACCACCACCACCAGCGTCTTCGCTACCGCCACCAAGGTCTGGTAGACCGCCAGAATCTCCACCGCCGCTACCACCGGATTCACCACCAGCTTCACCACCACCGGTGGTTAGAGCGGGATCACTGCCTTCGTCGGTAATTTGTTGAATTCTCCAACCTTCTTTTTTGTCTTTTATGACTTCTTGTTGCAGATCTTCAACATCATCGCCGGACATATTGAATATATTATTATATAGCCACTTCTTGCTAAACATATTACTCTCCATCATATCAGATGCAAGATTTACTTTATTCTGCCATATTTCCAACTTTTCCTGTTCAAAGATGGTAGAAGGATTGCTCAATTCCAATTCAAAATCAACCAACGACGCATCTTGATATCCTTGTACATACAAATGAACAATAGCAATCTTGGTCAGTTCAGAAACAAGAATACGTTGAATACGACCAATGGTACGAGCAAACCGAACATCTTCTGCTGCCAGTGTAGCCTTTCCAGAAATACTTTCATCATAACCCAAGAATGCTTTTGGAATCTTGAGTGCTGCCATCATTTTATTACGAACATATTCCAAGTCATCAATACCAGTAAATTCCATACCAGGTAGTGTATCAATCTTTGTGCCGCTGTCTCCACCACGAACTGGTAGATAAAAATCTTCAACCATGTTATTCAAGTTGAAACGAAGATTATAATCACCTGTCTTTTCATCAATATATGGCACTTTTTTTACTTGGCCTATAATCTTTTGCATGGCTGCATCAACTTCATTTGGTGCAATATTACCAACGTCAATATAGAACATACGCTTTTCCGGCGCTCTCATGATACGATGAATCAACATTGCATCTTCCATGAGACTCAATTGCTTCCACACACGACGTGCTGGTTCAATCATGCTCTTGCCATATGGTAAGAAATTGCTGTCGCTCAACAATCTAAAATGGGCAATTTCAAAGTTTTCATATTCCATACCACCACCCATACCATCGTGCTGATATTTGACATAGTTAAGATTTTTTGGATCACTACCTTCAACACGAGTCAATTCATATGGACTGATTGGATGCACCAAGTGAATGCCATATTCTGGTGATATTTCCAATCTCAAGAAAAAATCACCATATTTACACATGTTTCTGGTCCAACTCCACATATTGAACTCAACATTCAATATATCATAAAACAAATTGTTGAGAATCTTTTTGATGTTTTCATTCTTTGAGCGAATGGTAAGAACATTTCCAAACTCACTTGGTACAAGACAATTGTGTGTGAATAGCTTGGAGCCGTCGTTTGTTTCAATTGCATATATATGAGTGTCACCAACATTGACCAAGTCGTATGCCATTTCCGACTCTGTCGGCTTTATTGACAATACACGGTGATTATTGGAAAGAACGAGGTCTCTAAGTCCTTTATATTTTGACGCAATCACATAATCTTTCAATTCAGAAACTGTAATATTCAATTCTTGTGCCAATATTTTGTTTTTTCTAAAAACATTCACCCCACTGGACAACAAATTGTTTGCCGCAATTTTTATTTTCTTTATTGAAATGCCACGGGATTCCAATACCCGCTTTCTAATGATAGGCTTGATTTGTTTAGTTTGCTCACACCCAAATTCAATGCAAATATTTTTGTCTAGAAAATCGCAAGTTTTTCTTGATAAATTGTACTTTTTTCTCAATTCACTTGTCGTCATTCCGCCGATAATATCTTCTCTATATGATTCAATGTCTATCATATCCAACGTGGAAAAATTCTTCCATCGTCCATTTTTATTTCCAGACAACTTGTCACCGTTATTGAACATCCCATTGGAACTTCCGCATACTCCAAACATTTTCTTTCTTTCGTCGGCTGACATTCCATGTATCATTTCATTCATATATATCCGCTGCCTATTAGATACCTCGATGCGTCTTTCTTCGGTCCAATAACGATTCTGTCCATCTATTGTTTTTTGTTTGTATTGGTGAACTTTGGTTGGATCGGACCAAAGTTTTTTGTTGAAGTCTGCATGCACTTTTCTGTGATCTGTATAATCCATCCAACACAACTTATCTGGGCAATTATTTCTTTTATCAAATGAATTATGGTGAATAACCAAATTTTTTGACTTCATATTTAGTTTCTGTTCGATAAGTTCGGCGGTTCTGGCTGCAACCATTCTGTGTGTATATTGCCATTTTCCGTCCTCCAACAACATTTCATAGCCGGGCATAAACTTGGAATTGGACAATTTAGTAGAAAGTATCTTTAAAGAATCTCCAGATTTTAAATTTTCAGTAGTTACAATTGTACCGTCTGACTTCACCCACATATGGTTGCTAGTACATTTGATTTTTGTACCATCGTCCAGTGCAATCTCAAACATCTGCTTGGTTCCATTGCATGCAACTCTTTCACATTTCTGAGGAACAAACTTTCCATCAGAATCCACTGAATATACCCAAAAATTCTTTTCATTCGCCTCGTACAAGTCCTTGATAGTCATCTTTCGCCCATCGAGCAATGGAACTAATGTGTCGCCGGACAGACACTCATCTGAATAAATGTCCAATGCAGATGCAATGATTGGGTCCATATCCATTACATCATAATCTCTAAACAATTCCAAACGACTTGCTTGATATGCCATAGACATATCACGATTATGCAAATTGTATGTGCTGCTTCTTAGACGATTGAAACGATCACGCAAACTGTTTCTATCTGTTGCGTACTGAATTTCATCTGTGTCTATAACTTTTATCTTTTTTCCGCCAACATGACGCACGAGCACGTCCGTTGAGAACAT